CACAAAGCTCCGTTCAAGCTTAAGGGAGTTTGGCTTCGTCAATCCCATCATTGTCGACCGGGATTACAGTGTGATTGCTGGACATGGTCGTCTGATTGCCGCCAAGGAAGAAGGGTTTTCAGAGGTCCCATGTGTGTTTGTAGACTACTTGACGGAAGCGCAGAAGAAGGCATATATCATCGCAGACAACCGTTATGCAGAGGATGCAGGGTGGGATGAAGAACTTTTGAGGCTAGAGATTGAAAGTCTTCAAGGTATGGAGTTTAATGTTGAACTGCTAGGCTTTGATCCGGCTGAACTAAACAAGCTTCTGACAAACGACGACGATATCCAAGAAGATGATTTCGATGTCGAAGCAGAACTGCAAAAGCCTGCACTCACAAAGCCAGGTGATGTTTGGATTTTGGGAAAACACCGACTGGTTTGCGGTGACAGTACAAAGCCTGAGACCTATAAAGTCCTGATGGATGGAAAGAAAGCAAATCTGGTGGTTACAGATCCGCCTTACAACGTCAACTATGAAGGGTCAGCCGGAAAAATCAAAAATGATAACATGGGCAATGAGGCATTTTATACCTTCCTCTTCGATGCTTTCAAAAGCATGGAAGAGGTTATGGCACAGGACGCTTCTATTTATGTGTTCCATGCAGACACCGAAGGTTTGAATTTTAGGAAAGCATTCTTGGATGCTGGCTTTTATCTCTCAGGCACTTGCATCTGGAAGAAACAGAGTCTTGTTCTGGGGCGATCTCCCTATCAGTGGCAGCATGAGCCGGTCCTTTTCGGATGGAAGAAAAAGGGTAAACACATGTGGTACTCGGACCGCAAGCAATCTACCATCTGGGAATATGACAAACCTAAGAAAAACGGTGAACACCCGACAATGAAGCCCGTAGCCTTGATTGCAAACCCGATCACCAATTCAAGCATGACGGGCTGCATTGTTCTCGATCCCTTTGGGGGTTCGGGTTCAACCCTCATTGCCTGCGAACAAACTGACCGCATTTGCCACATCATCGAGCTTGATGAGAAGTTTTGTGATGTCATCGTAAAGCGGTATATCGAGCAGATTGGTTCTGATGAACAGGTTTTTCTCCTGCGTGATGGAAGCAAAAAAGCCTTCGGTGAGCTTGGAGAAAACATAGAAACTCAGCCTACAAAACAACAGAATTAGCTTGATATTACACCGGGTTAGAGTGATATATGTAACTACCAAAAAGAAAGGTGGTTAATCATATGGAAATCAAATGTAACTGCACAGGCACCGGGCGTAAGGCATTGGTTAATGCAATTGGCGAACTACTAGAGACCAAACCAGCATATAAAGGAGCTCCAACCTTCGCGTATGACATCGACGGCTTTGTGGTAGACAAAAACGGTGAGCTTTTCTTCGATGAGCACATCGACATCAACGAGGTTGAAATGCTTATTGAAAGGCTCGCAGAACGCGGCTTCGAAGCTGAGGTTGCAGGGAGCATAACAGTAAAAGCTTCTTCGGAAGAAATTCAGGAACCCACTGCCGCTGCAGCAAATGAAATCGAAGGGCTTGTAATCGAACTGCCAAGGGCTACATTTACAGAAACAAGCTTGGAGAACCTAAAGCGCTTGCTGGAAAGCAAGAAAGACCTCATCAAGAAGGCACTTGGCCTGGAGACGTTGCCTATTGAAATTACCGATGAAAAGGTCAGCTTCCCTTGGTTTTCATTCCCGGTAAGCCCTGAGGAGATTAAGGCGTATTCACACTTCATCTGCTCGCTAAGTGAACTGGCAAAGGAACAAAAACGGGTGACTGCAAAAGCTAAGGAAACTGACAATGAGAAATATGCCTTCCGGTGCTTTCTTCTCAGACTTGGTTTTATAGGCCAGGATTATAAAGGGGAGCGCAAAATCCTACTTTCTAAGCTGACCGGAAGCTCGGCTTTCAAAAGCGGAACTTCCAAACAGCAGGAGGCAGAGTAAAATGCGCATCATTTCTCCAGAAAGACTTCTGCAGCTTAAAACAAAGTACACACCGGGAACGAGAGTTGAGCTGCTTCGAATGAACGATCCCTATACCAAACTAAGTCCCGGTGCGACAGGAACGGTAACAGGAGTTGATGATATCGGAACCATCCATGTTTCCTGGGATTGCGGTTCGAGCCTTGGTGTAGCTTATGGCGAAGATCTATGTGAAATAGTCAAAGATTCATGTGAGGAGGAAAAACAGTGAAGGCGCATTTTGTTAGAAAAGCCAGTACAATAGATGACTTGAAGGGTTACGAAAAAGAGAGCGGCAGTCAATTTGCTATCGAGGAAGTGGTAGAGCTTGAGCCAGAAGAGTTCAAAGCATTTTCCGAGAGCCTCCTTGATGACCATGACTTCATAGCCCAACGCGTTGATAAGATGTTCATGGATACCGATAAGGTATGGCACTGTATTCTGGTCAAAGCTAGAGGAACTGATGAAGGCATACTTGTTGAAAGTGAGGGTTATGAATACGCCCGGTATGCAGCCTACTATCCCGGTACAGAAAGCCCGAAAGACCGGATAATAAGACAGATTTTAGTTATAAGAGAGACCGGTGAAACCAACATGTTCGATACGCCAATGGTTCAACGAATGGCTCATGAGCGAGGATACTTCGAGCTTGTGACATTTATTGAGGAACATAAAGAGAAATACAGCCACTTCATTCTCACCGGCGAACTATAAAATACAAGAAATGACATACAAGAAGCCTTTCGGGGCTTCTTTTGTCGTTCATGAATTGAAGGAGGTGATCGCGTATACGAAAGCTGAAGAAATACAAACCGACCCGGTTTATGAGCAAAGATAGCCATTATGACAAAGCAACAGCGGACTACGCGGTCGGATTTATAGAGTGCTTATCACATACAAAAGGGACATGGGCAGGAAAACCATTTGAACTCATTGACTGGCAGGAGCAAATCATCCGTGATGTATTCGGAACTATCAAATCAAACGGATATCGGCAGTTTAATACAGCTTATGTTGAGATACCTAAAAAGATGGGCAAATCGGAGCTGGCAGCTGCTGTGGCACTTCTTCTTACCTGCGGTGACGGTGAAGAACGAGCTGAGGTTTACGGCTGCGCTGCGGATCGTAACCAGGCATCTATCGTCTTTAATGTGGCGGCTGACATGGTGAGACTATGCCCGGCACTATCAAAGCGAGTGAAAATCCTTGATTCGCAAAAGCGATTAATATATTTACCAACCGGGAGCATTTATCAGGTGCTTTCTGCAGATGTTTCAAACAAACATGGATTCAACACCCACGGCGTAGTATTCGATGAGCTACATACACAGCCTAACAGAAAGCTTTTTGATGTTATGACCAAAGGCAGTGGCGATGCAAGAATGCAGCCACTGTATTTTCTTATCACCACTGCCGGTAACGATACAAACAGCATATGTTATGAGATTCATCAAAAGGCACAAGACCTTCTTGATGGTAGAAAAAACGATCCGACATTTTACCCAGTGATTTATGGGGCGGATGAAGCGGATAACTGGACCGACCCAAAGGTATGGAAAAAAGCAAACCCCTCGCTCGGCATTACGGTGGGTATTGATAAGGTGCGGGCAGCCTGTGAGAGTGCAAAACAAAATCCTGCAGAGGAAAACAGCTTCAGGCAGCTACGACTCAATCAATGGGTCAAGCAGGCAATCCGATGGATGCCTATGGATAGATGGGATAAGTGCTCATTCACAACCGATCCCGATTCGCTCGCTGGACGCGTTTGCTATGGCGGGCTCGACCTTTCAAGTACGACGGATATTACGGCATTTGTTTTGGTTTTTCCACCCGAAGAAGAGGACGACAAGTTTATCATTCTTCCTTACTTCTGGATGCCTGAAGAAAATATTGACCTGCGTGTACGACGTGACCATGTGCCTTATGAAATTTGGGAAAAACAAGGGTATCTCAAAACGACTGATGGTAATGTTGTTCACTATGGTTTTATTGAAGCGTTCATTGAGAAACTCGGAGAGAAATACAACATTAGAGAAATTGCCTTTG